ATGGATATGATGAAAAGAGTGATTACCTATTGGAGATCAAGTGCGGAGAAGCTACGTATAATAAAGCAGCTGAAGAAATTATTCCACCATATTATTTTGATCAGATACAACATCAACTTTACGTAGCAGACAAAAAGATGTGTTATTACATGGCATATCGTCCTGGTAAAGAGCATATTCTTATGGAAATAGCAAGAGATCAAGTGTATTTTGACCTTCTCTTCGCAAAAGAGAAAGAGTTTTGGGATTGCATAGTAAATAGAACTCCTCCCGGACTTGAAGAAAAGGAGTTCGTGGAAATCATGGACGTATCGGCTACAGAGATCAACCGTATATGGCGAGAAGCTAAGGAAACATTGCAGAACGCAACAAAAACGGAGAAACTAGCACGTCAAGATGTGTTAGACCTCACAGACGGAGGTAATTGCATTTTTCCAGATGCTGGCGTTAAGGTAGAACTAAGAGTTAAGAAAGGTTCGATAGATTACGCAGCTCTTTGTAAAGATATCGGTCTCCAAAAGGGAGATATAGAACAATACAGAAAGCCTGAATGTTCCTGGCTGCAACCAGTAATAATAAAACAAGCTTAACTATCATATAAAAAACCCCCACTATTTATTTAGTGGGGACCCAAAAATTTCTAAAAGACTATCAATATGTCTTCTACAATTCTCGAAAGAATTATAGAAAAAAAATTAATAGGTGACACACATAATAAAAAAATAATGTGTGAATAAAAACAAGAATAATATAACAAAAAAATTAAATCAAGAAAAATTTTAAAAAAAATTATACTTAACTATTTTTTAAACATATGATAGCTTTAAAAAAATAATGTGAAACGATTGTATATAAAAAATCCCCACCAGTTGGCAGGGATATACAATTTAAAAAAAATCATTATCATAAAAAAACCCCACCCACGGAGTAATCCTATGGAATCTAACAATAATGTAAAGTCAGAATTAAATCAAGCAGATTTAGAAAAAAAAATAAAAGTAGAGTACCATCCTCATGGTTTATATTATGTAATTCCATCACAAATTATGGATTCAAAAATATTATCTGCTACAGAAAAACTATGTTATGCTCTAATTAGTGGTTTAGCTCATGAGAACGGAACTTGTTTCCCTTCAGATAAATATTTAGCTGATAGGCTTGGAGTTTCAAAAGAGACTGTTCATAGATGCATAAAAAAATTTACAGAACTAGAGCTTATTTCAAAATATACAGACCGTTCAAACATGATGAGACCTAAAAGAATAATTAAAATTTTAACTAGATTTCCATCAAAATTTGACGATAACGATATAGTCACTGATGACGATAACGATATAGTCGCCCATGACGAAATAGTAAGTAAAGATATATTAGTAAGTAAAGATAAAGAGAAAGGTTGTGGTCATTGTTGTAAATATTTATTTAATAAATTAAAGAAGTTAAGACCAAAAAGAGCAGAACCGAATTGGAAAATATGGGAACTCGATATGAAACGAACGATGGAAATAGACAAGCGTAGTAAAGAAGATATTTTAAAGATGATAGATTGGGTGTTCGAGACAGACAATGGGTTTGTTGTAGATTGTCCTGCCTCTCTCAGAAAGAATATGAGAATATAGCTGATCACATGCAAATATCAAAAAATAAAAAGGTTGAAGTAGAAAAAGTTAAAAATGACCCTCGATTAATAAAAGCTTTTAAAATCTTAGACGACTATCTAGCCGTCATAAATGATTTAACGATAGCAACTAACTTGAGTTTAAAGCTTGAAGAAAAAATCATTTACCACACTACACACAAAACACCCTACAAGAAAACGTATGAAAAATTTATGGAGATATTAAAAAATCAGAATGCTCCGTTTCATTTAATTAAAACGATAGAAGAAAAAGTTAAAGATATTAAATAAAGGAGAAAATTATGTTTTTAGCGAATGATAGAATAGTGTTTAAAGCGACATAAACACCCCAAATTTCAAATATAATGAAAAAGATAAGTAAAGTTACACAAAATAAAAAATAATCGATTTGAGGAGATTTAAATGCCAAAAGTAGAAATTTTACAATTTAAGAGATGAAAGAGGATTTAAGATAGGATATGTTGATTTTATAGTTACATATTCAGAAGAAAAATACCAAAAACGTAGAAACTTTGCAGTATTTGTTAAAGAAAATAAAAAATGGATAAGTGATCCAAAAGTAAAAAGAATAATAAAGCAACCAGATGATAGCGAAAAAGAGGTGTGGTTATCTATATGCGAACAGAACCCACCCCTTTCGAAGGATATTTATTCATCTGTTTTATCAGAATTAGAAAGTGGTAATTACTTTTGACAGCTCCCCATAGTTAAAACAAGGGGATTCCCTATCCTCACGGATCAGGTTTTCTGTTTCACAGTCTAAACCAATGTTTAGACTCCGCAGACTTAAAATCCTATGTGTCCCACAGTATATAAATACTGTAGCATAAAAGAAAAAAAGATACAAGGATTAAAATAAAGCCCTACATCCCCATGGCTAAAGAAGATCATACCATCGCAAACTCTGATTGCTTTGTGTTTTCTGGTTCTTTAACGACCTTAGCCTCAAAGATATTCTTTCTAATTGTGGTATTATAAACAGCAAGATAAAGTGCCTTTTCGTCTGCGGTCATTTTTAAATCACTCAATAGTGAATTTAATAAAGTACCTACAAAATAAAGTACTTGTTTAGTAGATGGACTTTCCTTATAGATATATTCTAGGATTGCTACGTTATAAGCTTTGAGCATTGCTTCATGGTTTTGAGTTTTATTTTCCATAATTACCTCCTTTTTAAAACTTTTAATACTCTAATTTATTGAAATTATAGTCAAATGTTTTTTAAGATTTTTTTTATTCAATAAAATTATTGTATTTGTTTATAAAATTTTTAGATGATTTATAAGGACGTTTACTTTTCTTTTTGTTATTTAAGACAGAATCATTTGATTCTGAAGATTTTTTTTTTTCAGTACATTCTTTTAATAATTTTTCAATCTTAAAAAATGGTTTAAACTTCATGACTTGACTCCTTTCTACAAATTTTGTATTACCTTCTAATTTAAATAAATAAAAAAGATTGTCAAATATTTTCTTTTAATTTCTTTAATGCTTTGGAATTTCTCTTTCTTTCAACCTTTAGATTAGCAAGTCTGCTAGCTTTAATTAGAAATTCTTCAGCCTCTTCTTTAGAATCAAAAGATCGAGAGATAGTTTTAAATCCAAAATGACGAATTTGCACACGCCACCTTTTAATTGCACGCTCGCTTGTATCGAAATATAACGTACCTATTCTATTTCTCCTTTATTTCTTTGAACATTTCAAATACTTCATCGGCATATCTCTTGTCATCAAATGCTTTTTTTAATTCTATATTAAAATTATTTTGTAACTCAAATGAATCTCTTCCTGTAGCCATTATTAAATGCTTTGTTTTAGTGGTTTTAATAGCACCAATCCATTGCTTTCCCGGTGCATCCCAAAATGTAGGAATTCTTAGTTCTTTATAACTTTCGCCCTCTCCATGAAGACCCACTTTCATATAACTTGGTGATTTTATATTCATTCTATTTCTCCTTTTTTAATTCATCTTTAAATTTATTTCCTTCTCTATTCATATATCGTACATGAGCTTTAAATCCTGCTACGTCCCTATTTTCTAAAAAATGGTATAAATCAGAGTTGCCATTAAAACACATAACTCCTAGCAAGTCAATGAGTAGAGTTTTTTTTTCTAATTCTGTAAACTCTTTTAAATATAGATTAATTCTTACGAACTCTTTTGTTTTTTCTAATGTTTCGTTTGTAACCATCTTATTTCTCCTTTTGTTGTTTTTTATTCTTTAAACTGCACTTATATTACACGACACGATAAAGTATGTCAATACTAAAAATAAATTTAATTTATTACTTGAAAATAAATAGCTTTATCATATTATGCAGATAGAACGGCTTAATAAGAAGGAAGCAATAATGATCAAAACACTCTTAATTGCATATGATCGCAACACAGCGGGATTATACGGATACTATGACTGTATTTACGATGAGTTCAGCAATCGTGCTGATTTAATGAAAGAATGGCTAAGTTACAATGGCTACTCTCATGGTGGGCCATGGAAAATAGTAATAAAAGATGTGGTGTTATTTTACAAGTTTAAACAAGATTTTTTGAAAATATGTGAAAGTGGATATATCTCAGAATTAAAGAGTTTTAAAGACATTTGGATTATTGCCTACCTAAGAAATCCAGAGGAATGTTTCATAATAGAAAATCCCTGTGAAGAAGCATTAAATATACTTGAAAATGAAATGAAAAACGATCTACGGGAAAAGAAAATAATAAATGAAAATCATACCAAAGAAACAGACAGTAAAGAATAAAAGCGGCAGACCACTTTTAAATCTAAATGAAAGACAAATCCTTGAATTAGCTAAAATTCAATGCACTACAAAAGAAATAGCTGCGGTCATGGACTGTTCAGTTTCAACCCTAGACAAGAGTTTTTCCGATTTAATCAACAAAGGGCGTGAGGCTGGAAAAATTACCCTAAGGAAATACATGTGGAATGCAGCTGAAAAAGGAAATGTAACCATGATGATATGGTTATCCAAACAAATACTAGGAATGAGAGAACCGCAAATCATTGAGATTGTAAGAGAAGAAGCAAAAGGAATATTCAATCAGTGGTATGACGAAACAACAAAGGTATAAGTATGACTATGAACGTTCCTAATGAAATATGTCAGTTTGAAGCTGGGTGGGATTACATAGGGCAAATATGGATAGCAAAGGAAATTTGTAATGCATGCAATCAAGAAAAAGCATGTGTCTGTATAGATAGTTCAGAGGGTGAGTACGGCGAAGGTACGATTTGTTTTGAATGTATAGACAAAGCAAAGAAGAAGTTAATAGATGGTACAACAAAGGTTTAAGCAATTATGGAATATAGCAAATACACAATATTAAAGACGTATAACCACGAGTTAAAAGACCCTCTATTTCGAATAGTTCTTGAAATGGTAGCTACCTGGGCAAATGAAGAAGGCTTGATGAACAGGAAATGTACTAATTTTGCTATACAAGATAAAGAAGACGAATTAGTTGAAATAACATGTGAAATAGAACAAGACGAAGAAACAAAAGTATAAATATGAAATTATTTACTAAGAAGAGTCTAGAAGAATTAAAAAAAAAGATGCATATAGACAATATTCTTGAAGAAATGTTCGGCTATGAAAGTGTTCCTGTAAAAATGGCTAATGTTTTTTTTGGCCATGTTTATTGCGGCATCTGTCCGTTTTGTGATAATTTTTCTTTTATTGCCCATGTCGATTATGAAAAATGCATGTGTTTTAATTGTGCTTTTCAAGGGGATATAATTGATTTGTTAATGGGCGTTAAGAGATGGTCGTTTGTTGAGACTGTTGAGTATCTAGCAAAGAGGTTTGATGTACAATTAGAAGAGAGCGCAAGAATGCCTTTGACAAAAGCAAAAAGAAGAAAGCGACAACAAGACTACAGAGAAGCTATTAGAATGATGGAAGAAGTTGAACCAGGATCAGTTGATAAAGAATTAATTGAAAGAGTTGAAAAGATGAGTGACGAAACAACAAAGGTTTAAGAATGAATAAAGGTATTATTATAAAACTATTAATCAATGAAGAAGAATGTTTAGCTTTGAATGTAAAGGAAAATCTCGTTTCTAAACGAGAAATAGACTTTGTTCACGGGGTTATAGCAGGATATATTAATATCTTAGATTACTTTTATCTAGATTGGGAAAGAGAAGACATTAATAAAGAAGCTAAAAATGAAACAAAATCTTAATGTAAATATAAACCTAAGCGACAAACAAAACCTAACACTAAGCGAATCAACTGCAAGGATTAACATTTGGGAAGGAGCGGTAAGGTCAGGTAAATCATATGCCTCCTTAATTAGATGGCTACGATATATCCAAGAAGCTCCTCCAGGTAATCTAATAGCTGTAGGAAGAACGGCAACCACTATCAAATATAATATTGTTGAACCAATACTTGAGATAATAGGAGGCGATGCTAAATATTACATAGGTAAACGTGAATTGATGCTATGGGGTAGACAGATTAATCTAGTAGGTGCAAGTGATGAAAGAGCCGAAAGAATTATTAGAGGAGCTACATATTCAGGAGCATATATAGATGAAGCAACACTTATACCAGAGAGTTTTTGGGTTATGCTCTTATCTAGGTTATCTAAGGTAAACGCCAAGTTATTTGCAACAACAAATCCTGATTGCCCTTTTCATTGGCTTAAGAAGAATTATATAGATAGAGCTAAAGAACTAGATCTTAAACTATGGAAGTTTCATTTAGATGACAATCCTTCATTAACAGAAGACTTCAAGGACAATCTAAAAAGAGAATACCAAGGACTGTGGTATAGAAGATATATCGATGGTGAATGGTGCTTGGCTGAGGGAACAGTTTATGATTTCTTTGATGAAAGCCTTCATTGTGTAGATGATATATACAACGCAGCAACATATTACATAGTAGGAGTTGACTATGGAACAACTAATCCAACAGCTTACACCTTAATAGGTTATAATCCAATTATTTATCCTAACATGTGGGTAGAAAGAGAATATTATTATAATTCAACTGACCATCACCGACAAAAGACTGATACAGAATTTGCAGAGGATTTAAAAGACTTCATGGGTAGAGATATTGATCTTGTTAAGGGCATTTATATAGACCCATCGGCCGAGAGTTTCAAGGTAGAGTGTAGAAGGCAGCGAATAAGACATATCATTGATGCAAAGAACGATGTTCTAGATGGTATTAGATTTGTGTCATCGCTGCTTAACAACGGAACACTTAAAATCATTAAGAGATGTGTGAACCTTCGAAAGGAATTTCAAAGCTATATGTGGGATTCTAAGAGCTTAGACAAGGGAGTTGATAAGCC